TAATGGACGAGTTACACGGTATACAGGATAGAAACCTATACGAAGTAATGCGACAATCACAATCAGCAAGGCAGCAGCCTTTAATGATAATGATAACAACGGCAGGAACTATTAGGGAATGTATCTTTGATGATATGTACCAATACGCTTGTAATGTAGTAGACGGTACTTTTAATGATGATAGTTTTTTACCCGTACTTTATGAACTGGACGCTAGGGAAGAATGGAAGGATCCAAAGAAATGGCAGAAGGCAAACCCGGCACTAGGAACAATTAAAAAGGTTGATGATCTAATAAGGAAAGTTGAAAGGGCCAAGAATAACCCTAATGATTTAAACGGCCTATTAGTAAAAGACTTTAATATTAGAGACACGCTGCATAGTGCATGGCTATCCTTTGATGATATAAACAATGAAGAAACCTTTAATATAGAAGACTTTAACGGAGCCTATGCCATAGGAGGGGCAGATTTATCGATTACGGGCGATTTGACGGCCGCCACAATACTATTAATGGATCCTAAAACAGAAAAGCGATATATACACCAGATGTATTGGTTACCTATGGATAATTTCACCGAGAGGGTAGAACGGGATAAAATACCCTATAATAAATGGTATGAGCAGGGCCTATTAAGGCTATGTACTGGTAATACAATTAGATATTCAGATATTACAGACTGGTTTTTAGAGATAGTAAACGATTATAATATAACCCCTTTATGGATCTATTATGATAGTTATTCAGCTAAATATTGGGTTGATGAAATGGAGCAACACGGCTTTAAAATGATTAGATGTATTCAAGGAGCCAAGACATTAAGTTTACCAATGCAGCAAATGGGAGCCGATTTAAAAGCTAAAAAGATTAATTATAACAATAACCCGATTCTCAAATGGTGCTTAACCAATACCGGCATTTTAACCGATAGGAACGGGAATATAGTACCTATTAAAAATCAAAGCCCTAAAATGAGGATAGACGGCACGGCCAGTATGCTTAATGCTTATGTAGGTTTAATGGATCATTATGAGGAATTTAAAAGAGCATTATAAAAGGAGTGATATTATGGCAGATATTAAAAAGAATAACCGATTAAGAGATAAAAAGATTGATATTCTTAAACAGGTTAGGGGATATGATGAATATGGGGAGCCTATAGACGAATTACAGACCATAGCAGCTAATATATGGGCCTACTATAGACAAGTATCCGGTAGCGAATTTTTTTCAGCTTTAACGGCCAATACGAAGGTAGACGCTATATTTAATATAGCCTATAGGAAAGACATAGATACCACTTGTAAAGTTAAATTTAGGGGCGAAATATACGAAATAACCCGTATAGATGATTATGAAGGTTATAAAGAAACCCTAACTATATACGCCACTAAAACTAATTAAGGGGGATATTATGACTATAAAAGAACTGGATAGAAAACTAGGGGAAGCCCTACAAACATTTAGCGAAGAAATACAATCTAATATAAGTTGTGCTAATGATCCAAGAGAAACATTAAATTATTATGATTATGAGCAGTTAGCCAGACAAGTATTTTATATGGTTGATGATTTTAGGGCCAATATTATTAAATACCTGGAAAGCCAAGCTAAATGATTATACAAAAGGTTGATTTTGTATAATTCCATAAATAACAACGCCGTAGAATGGCCTACAATGGCTTTAAAAGGTTATGGGAATGGTTTTATACCTTTAAAAGATAAGACGGCTTAAAACGCAAAATAAAGGCTATTAGCGATATAATGATTAATAGCCTATTTTTTTATATTATTATGGTTGACAATTTGAATTTATAATGTTAATATATAATTGTAAACATTAAATTATTACATAAACAGAGTAAGAAAGGGGGACAGAATAATAATAGTAATACTAATAACATTAATAACATTGGCAAACTAAAAAGGTACCTGGAAAAGCGGCTAAACTTTTTACCCAGATACCTTGTCGTACACCCCAAAGGGCTTAATACTATTATATCACCTTTGGGGCAAAAAATCAAAGGAGGATATAATATGGAAAACTTAAAAATTGATAAATATTTGAAACTAGAAAGAGAAAATAGAAAAGTAGCAAGGGGGCTAAAGTAATGAGAAGGCAAAGAGATAATAAAAAATATGGACTTTATTTAAACGCTTTTTGTAGTGCAATTAAACAATATGCAGCAGCCCCAGACATTACTAAAAAGGACTATATAAAACAAGCCGTATTCCATGGAGTAAAGGCTATTAATCTAAAAGAAAAACCCCAATACCTAACTAGAGAGGAAGCAGAAAGCAATTTCCAATTTGGCAGCGTAGTAGAAGATATGATAGGCCTATTAACGCCAGGCGAATTTATGACAATATTCCCAATAGAAAAGGAATATAAGGGCCATAAATGGGGTATGAAAGATTATTTCTATACCAGGGATTATATTAATACATTGGATCCTAATAAAACAATAGCAGAGCAGGAAGATCCTTTAATGTTTATATGGGAGTACGCTAATTGGGATATAACTGAATTTAATGTTAATCTTATGGGATATTTAAGCGATTTAAGGCAGCTAGAAGGTTACCCTTCATTAGCCACAGAATGGGCCGAAATGAACGGAATAGAAACATTTACAGTACACCAAGACCAGAAGGGTAATAAATTCATTATAAAAGACGGTAAGGCAGCCAAGTTAAATAAGCCTATGCCAAAGTATCTAAAGGTAGTTAAATAATCATTACAGGGGCTTTTATGCCCCTTTGGTACATATTTAAGGTTAAGGCACAAAACCTTAATTTTGCGACTAAAACAATAAAAGAAAGGGGTTTAAATTATGGATAATAAGTATT